GTCTCAAAGATGAGCAAAAGGAGATAAGCGATGCCAACAGAAGTAAAGGGCGCACTCGCACTCCGTAAGGCTCTTAAAGATTTTGCTCCAGACCTAGCTAAAGAAACTCAGAAAGAGTTAGGTAATCTTCTTAAGCCAATTACTAACAAGGCTAGAGGATTTATCCCATCACGCGCACCTCTCAGTGGATGGAATAGAACAAGTGAAACCATTTGGGGTACTGATCGTATTTGGAGTACGGGCAAAGCCAAGCGCGGTATTGGATATAAGACCACTCCATCTAAACCTAATAAGCAAGGCTTTAGAGCATTAGCGCGTATTGCCAATATGTCTGTTGCTGGTGCAATCTATGAAACTGCTGGTCGCAAGAATCCTAATGGTCGCGAGCAAGCTCCTATGGCTAGAGTTGTGCGAGAAAGCCAATCTAACTACGGCAAAATGATTCGCTCTGGCAATAAGAATCAATCTAGAAGCAATAACCCGGGTGCGGGTAATATGTTTATTGAAGCTATGGATCAGTATGGTGGCATAGTAGATGCCAATAATCAGACTGGTGCAGGTCGTAGGTCACGCAAGATGAAGGGTCGCGCAATCTTTAGAGCATGGAAAGAAGATGGCGGTAAGACTAACGCAGCAATTATCAAGGCTATCGAGAACTCTAAAGTAAAGTTTTACAAAGAAATGGGAGTTAAATAATGGCCATTGACCCATCCGTAGTCATTAATTTAGCGGCCGAGTTTACAGGCATTAAATCCTTTAAGCAGGCTGATACTGCTGTAACAAAACTTAATAAAAATGTAAAAGGACTTGCTAGAACATTTGGCATTACTTTTGGTACTGCTGCTGTAGTTGCTTACGGCAAGGCATCTGTCAAGGCATTCATAGAAGATGATAACGCTGCTCGCTCTCTTGGTATCACCTTAAAGAATCTTGGTCTTGAGACTGGCAATACCTCAGCCTATGTCAATGAGATGATTAGCAATTTAGAAAAGCAGACAGGCGTTCTCGATGATCAACTTCGTCCTGCTATGGATAGGTTGCTCCGCGCCACATCCTCAGTCAGTAAAGCAACTACCTTACTTGGCCTAGCCCTAGATATATCTGCTGGCACTGGCAAAGATTTAACAACAGTTAGCCAAGGATTACAGAAAGCCTACCTAGGCAATAATGCTTCACTAGGTCGATTAGGAGTAGGACTATCTAAGGCTGAATTAACATCCTCATCTTTTGAGGAAATCCAAGTAAGACTCTCTGAACTCTTTGCAGGGCAAGCATCTTCTGCTGCTGAGAGTTATGCAGGCCAACTTAACAAGCTGACCATTGCAGGCAATAACGCTAAAGAGGTTATTGGTAAGGGAATCGTCCAAGCTCTTACAGAATCCAGTGGTAGCTTTGATGCTGCCACTTCTAACATTGAACAATACTCAGAAGCAATAAGTGACTTGATTGTAGAGTTTGGCAGATTCTTTAGACTATCTAATGCAGTGCCTTCAATCTTTGAATTACTTACTGATCCTGTAACTGCCATAAAGAACTTTAATAAAGTCGCAGATGAAATAGATGCACTTAGAGCTAAAGACAATGCTGGCGCTATGGGTAAGAATCCCATCCAGTCTGGCAGTTATCTTAAAAACCAAAAGGCAATAACTAAACTTACTCAAGACCAATCTAAAGCTCAGGCTAAGATTCTTGCTGATAAGAGATTATCTGGTGCGCTTGACAAGGCTAATCTAGCCCTTAACAAGGCTACCGATGTCTTTGATATGGATAAAATCCAACTCAATGCAGCCATGATTAACCAAGCAGACCAGTTGGGCAAGGTAACTTCACAGGGGCAACTCCTAGCCATTACTAACGATATTGTGCGCCTGCGAATTAAGCAGGACATTCTTGCCCTTGAAGATGCTATTGCATCTAAGGATGCAGCTCGCATAGAAGCTGCTACTAATCAACTCAACAAAGACCTTGCAATCTTAGGAACTTTGCAGAACCAGAACATTAAACTGGCTGACATCAAGTCAATCCTAGATTCTATTGTGCCTAAAGATTTGATTGACCAAGCCAATCTAGATGAAGCCTTGCGCAAAATTAGAGAAATGATGGAGCTTCTAGCCAAAATGGGCAAAGGCGCAACTGGTGGGGGTAGCAATTTTGGTAACGGCAGCGAATACAAAAATAAGGGAACTACTGAACTAATTCCGGGGGTTACATTCAACCCATCTCAAAACAGAGACCGCAACTATGATTTATTTGCTCAACTTGCACAATCTTCTGCTTCTGCCAATGTTGCTGGGATTAACTACAATCCAAGCCAAAACAGAGACCGCAACTACGACATGAATGTAATCATCAATACTGGTGTGGGAGACCCTAACGCTATTGCAGAAGCCCTTGACCAAGTTATCCAAGATGCAGTCAATCGTGGAACGCTTAGAAATGGCTTAAATAACGTACTATGACATGGCTCCCAGAATGGCGAATTACTGTAGGTGATGATGTTTATACAACTGTCACCAGTGTAAGCCTATCAACTGGTCGCATTGACATCGATCGACAAGCTACTGCTGGGTATTGTCGTGCAGAGATTATCAATACCACAGGGGCAGATTTTACTATCAATATCACAGAGCCTATTAGCCTTGAGTTAAAGAATAGCTCTGGCACTTATGTGAGAGTCTTTACTGGCGAGGTGTCGGACTTTACTATTGGAGTGCGAAGCCCAGAGGAAACAGGATATGTTACTTATGGAAGCATTCTAGGCATTGGCGCACTCTCTAAAGTAACTAAGGCAATCTATAACACTGCTCTGGCTGAAGGTTTAGATGGCGCACAGATTGCAGCAATTCTTGGTGCAGCTCTCGACACTACTTGGGCTGAAGTAAGTTCTGCAATTACTTGGGCTGCTTATGCTCCAACTGAGACATGGGCTGAGGCTGGTTATACTGGCACTATCGACACTGGCTTCTACACTATGGTCAATCTTGCAGCTAGTGCATCTGCTAAATCCAGCACTTTAGTAGATCAGATAGCCACTTCTGCTCTAGGCCAAATCTATGAAGATGTCACTACTGGCGATGTCAATTATGATGATGCAGACCATCGCACTACTTATCTTTCAACCTATGGCTTTACTAACCTAGACGGAGCATACACAACCCCTGCCAGTATCAAGGCAACTACTCAGACTGGCCGCTTGCGCAACTCGCTCATCTATCGCTATGGGGCTAGTTATGGCTCTACCTACCAAGCATCGGATGCGGACTCTATTGCTGACTATGGCACATTCGAGAAATCGACAGATTCCAACATTAAGACCTTGACTGACATCACCTCTATTGCCACCCGTGAGTTAGAGCTGCGTAAAGACCCTAGAGCCCAGTTAGAAGCCATCACCTTTAGATTAGATAACACAGACATGCCAGATGCCATGCGGGATAGCCTTATCAGTGCGTTTTTTGGTCAGCCTGTCTATATTGACAATCTGCCATCTAACTTCTTTGGTGGCTCTTTCGATGGCTTTGTCGAGGATGTAACCTTCAGAGCAACTCCATCTTCTGTGGATGTCACCCTATTTATCTCAGCTACAGATTTCTCCATTGTGCAACCACAATGGGAAACAATCGTCCCATCTTCAATAATCTGGAGTGGTGTAAATGCTACACTTATCTGGTCTAACGCGACAGGAGTTCTAAACTAACATGGCAACAGTCACCCCGAATTATCAGTGGGTCGTACCCACATCCAGCGATCTAGTAAAAAATGGCGCAACAGCCATCGAGACACTAGGCGATTCTGTCGATGCATCACTCTGGAATGTCGGCTATGGTCAAGCTGGTAAAAACAAGATCATTAATGGTGACTTTGGAGTTAATCAGAGAGCATTTTCTACTTCAACTACCAATGGTGCTTATACTTTTGATAGATTTTTAATTGGTATTGAAGGAGACGGCACAAATACTGCTAGTGCTCAGATTTTTACACCAGGCGCAGCACCAGCAGCAGGTTATGAATCAATTAATTATTTCCGTTGGGTCTCATCTGGTCAAACTGCCACTACTTGCGTTTCTCAAATTGCACAACGAATAGAAGATGTTCGAACTTTTGCTGGTCAAACTGTGACTTTATCATTTTGGGCAAAGGCAGCCACTGGCACTCCATCAATTGCTGTCGAATTAGCACAAAACTTTGGTAGTGGTGGTTCTGCAACAGTCTTTGGCATTGGTGCAGCAAAGACGGCAATCACCACATCTTGGGTTCGTTATAGTTTCACTATTGCAGTTACATCTGTTTCTGGAAAAACTATTGGCGCGAATTCAAGACTTTCACCAATTTTTTGGTTTAGTGCTGGTTCAGATTTTAATAGTCGAACTGCTTCGCTTGGCTTGCAAGCAAACACATTTGAAATATGGGGCTTGCAACTTGAAGCAGGTTCAGTTGCTACCGCTTTCCAAACTGCAACTGGAACAATTCAAGGAGAATTAGCCGCTTGTAGTCGTTACTACCAAGTTTTAAGTACAGGTACAGGTAAAGGCGCTGCATCCTCGACAACAAATGTTGCTATGTATTATCCGTTTAATACACAAATGCGAATAGCACCAACATCTATTACCTTTTCAACGCTTACGAATGCTTTAATTAATCCAGGTGTCGCAATAATTACGCCTAGCACTTTGACCTTCAACTCCAGCAGCACAACAGGTGGAATAGTAGATGCAAACGTGACTGGAGTAGTGCTAGGACAGCCAATTTTCTGGTATTCACAAAACATTGCTTTTAACGCGGAACTTTAGGAGATAATTATGGACAATGTAACTTTTATTCAAGTAACTGACCCAATAACTGAGCAAGTTATAGAACACGCCTTAATTGACCACGGAAATGGGTCTTTTACCTCAATGCTGAAATCAACCTACGAGGCTATGCAAGCGGAACACTTCACACCAATGGTTTCAGATGAAGCCCCATCTATCTAAAGCTGCTATCCAATTAAGGGAACAGTTAGATGATTCCTTCCCAGATCGTGATAGGGCATCGGATGGTTGGGTCGGTGATACCCGACACGCTGCTCGCAAGTCTGATCATAATCCAGATGAGCAGGGCTGGGTTCGTGCCATTGACATTGACGCAGACCTATTCGGTGCAGGAGTCAAACCGCATATCATGCCAGACCTTGCAGATCAACTTCGAATCAGTTGCAAGTCTAAGGCAGAAAAGCGCATCTCGTACATTATATTTAACGGCAGGATTGCGTCTCCCGTCCTTAACTGGAAGTGGCGCAACTACACAGGGGCTAACAAACACCTTCACCACATGCATGTCAGCTTTAAGAAAGAAGCTGACTTACTGGGTGAGTTTTTTCAAATACCTATGTTAGGCGGAAAATAATGAATGAACTAAAGACAGCAGCAGGTTCTTGGGCTAGAGCCTTTTTAGTAGCAGTAATCTCAATGGCAGCTGCTGGGGTCACTGACCCTAAGGCTCTTATTGCAGCAGGTGTTGCTTCTATTCTGCCACCAGTTATGCGCTATCTCAATGTCAATGATCCCGCTATGGGAATTAAGAAGTGACGCAGCAGGATTTCTTTACTTTCTATCTAGCAACTCTCGGTGTCATTGGGGGTCTTGCTGGTTATGTAATTACACACTTGTTGTCTGAGATTAAAAGACTCAACACGCGAGTCGATGAAATCTACAACATCTTACTAGACAGGTAACATTCTGCTATGGCAAGAAAAGCAAAACAGCTAGAGGAGCAAGGTTACTCAAAGCTAGATGCTTACTGCATCGGATTGCATGAGTATTGGAAGTCATTGCGTAAAGCGGGTTTTGCTGAAGGTGTTGCGCTATTTATGATTACTGATACCCAGTCTTATCCTGCATGGATTCTGCCAGACCCAGTCGATCCAAATAGGTTCGGCGATTACGAAGATGAGGACGATGACTAAACGCCGATACTTGGTTATCTCGGATTTACAAATCCCTTATCACCATGAGCAAGCTGTTAAGAATCTTATCAAGTTAGTAAAGCGGGAAAAGTTCGACCTCATTCTGAATACGGGTGACGAGTTGGACATGCAGTCTCAGTCGCGTTGGGCGCAAGGTACTGCGCTGGAGTGGGAAGGTACGCTAGATGCTGACAGAAGCCTTGCGCAGGATATTCTCTATGAACTCGGCACAACAGATGTCACTCGCAGCAATCACACAGACCGCCTATACCACACACTATTACGCGCACCTAGCCTCATCGGATTACCAGAACTGGAATACGCAAAGTTTATGGACTTCAACGGGCTTGGAATCAGATTTCATAAAAGACCATTCGAGTTTCATAAGGGATGGGTCTTAGTCCATGGGGATGAAGGATCAATGAACTCCAATGCTGGGCTTACAGCTCTTGGGCTGGCTAAGAAGTTTGGCAAGTCTGTAGTCTGTGGTCACACTCACAGGGCAGGCATTAGTGCCTTCACAGAGGGCATAGGAGCCTCATACAGGACTCTTTGGGGCTTAGAGGCAGGAAATGTCATGGACAAGAAGAAAGCCTCTTATCTCAAGGCTGGGAGTGCTAATTGGCAGATGAGCGTGGCAGTCATTGAAACACATGGAGACCGCGTTAGCCCGATGTTAGTGCCTATAAATAAGGATGGGTCATTTACCCTATATGGACGACTTTACGCTTGATGTCATACGCACTATAGACACGATGATTGACGAAGCAGATTTGTTACCATTTCGTTATGCAAATGTCCGGTGATTAGTCTGGACTCTATGTCACACTAACACTGTAAGCCAGACGAGGGTACTGGATACAGATAGGTTACAGAATGATTACTAATGTTGAAAAAGAGCTGTTATTAAAGCTCTTAATGGAAAAGGCAACAAAAATTGACAGTGTTAATTTATCACTTGTGCAAACTACGAGAACAAAAAAGCGCGGGGCTGGCACAGGTCGCAGACCCAAAGGTGTTCGAGTCTGGACTCAAGAGGAGCACAATTATCTCAAAGCAGCTTTAGCAGCTGGTAAAACAGAAAGGGAAATGGCAACAGTATTAGATCGCACTGTTAAAGCTATCAACTCAAGAATCTATGGCATGAGAACAGGTCGGTGCGCATCATGAGCAATAATGAGAAGCTGCTAATTATCTGCCTTATTGGTGCAGGTATTAGCTTTATTATATGGGCGTTACAATCCTACAAAGAAGCCTATGATCGTGGCCATCGCGATGGATGGCACAAAGGCCGAGCAGTTAATCGTGCAGATTTTTGGCAAGAATGAAACATGCAGAAATACTTAGTTCTGCCACCGACCTTTACTCGGACAGAGGACTCGCTTACGGCCACCCAAGTGACAATATGGCACGAGCAGCACGACTTATCAGTGCCTACCTTGAAATGCCAGTGGAAGATTACCAAGTCGCAGTTATCCTATCGCTGGTCAAAATCGCAAGAACAATCGAAGATGGATCAAGAGTCGATTCTTGGATTGATGGAGCCAGTTATCTAGCAATCGCTGGACAACTCAAGACAGAGGAGAATGCACTCTATGTTTAATTTAGCCGATTACGAGCCAGTCGAGGTGAGACTTGAAAAGTTTATTAAGGACTATCCAGATTTTCGCATTAGCACTGAGTTGGAAGTTGTGGAAGCTAGTAGATATATTGTTAAGGCATATCTCTATAAGACTAGCCAAGATAGCATCGCATGGGCAACAGGGTACGCGGAAGAAACAGTTAGCACTCGCGGGGTCAATCAAACTTCTGCACTGGAGAATTGCGAGACATCTGCTATTGGCAGAGCACTTGCAAATGCGGGTTATGCTCCTAAAGGAAAGCGTCCTAGCAGAGAAGAAATGAGCAAGGTTGCACCTAACCATCCAGCTCTTAAAGTAGTCAAGCAAGAAGTAACGCCAGCACCACAGGACATTAAAGAAGGCGATGTGGATTACTGGACTACACCAATCGGATCATCTGTCAAGACCACACTAGCTCCAGTAACACTAGAGACTGCAATGGCAACAGTGACAGAGATTCTAGGTACTGCTGAAGCTATGGATGCACCTAGTTGCAATCATGGCCACATGGAATGGCGTACTGGCCATTCTGCTAAGACTGGTAAAGATTGGGCTGGATTCTTCTGTGCCACCAAGGGTCAAATTGGTGGGATGGATAAGTGTCCAACGCATTGGTATAACTTATCGAGCAGTGGCAAATGGGAACCACAGAAGGCGAGGGTATAATGGGATACGCAGAGCTTCACACAGTAGATGGATGGGTTAATGTCGAGGACATTCCTATGATTGACACAGTGATTTGCCAGTTATGCAATGAACCAACAGAAGCTAAGGACATCACAATTACTGCAAGAATTGAAGAAGGCGTAGTAGTTGCTGGCACTTGGTCTTGCAATAAGTGCAAGGCTGTTAATGGATAAAGAAACGCTACTTATGATCCTTACACTAGCTCTATTCATTGGTGGCATTGCAATGGGTTATATGGCTGGCTTAGGTAATGGATGACACTGTTGAATGCTCTAGATGTGAAGAAGCAACTCCTGAATCTGACCTTATGGAAGTCCATGCATGGTGGTTATGTGGCATTTGTTATGACGATGTGTAATGGGTAGTCAAGCAAGAAAGCACAGAGGTTTTCGCACAGAGCGAGTTGTAGCTGAGTACCTATCGACTCAGTGGCAGGGCGCATGTGTGGGAAGGGGTAGTGGCAAGGATATTGTCAATGTACCGTTTGATGTTGAAGTCAAAGCCCGCGCTGGATTTCAACCGCTTGCGTACATAAAGCAATTAAAGGCTCGGACATCCATTTCGGGGGAATTGGGATTCGGAGTCATACGGCTAAATGGGCAGGGAGAAGATGCAGCGGAGTATGCCTGCATCATCCGATTAGCTGATCTCTTGCCACTACTCATATTAAAATACGGACACTTAGATAGCGAACCTAAAGAGACTGACATCGAGCGATGCAGCTGTGGTTCATGGATGATTGGGAGATGCTTTACATGCCAGCCTACGATTACAAATGTGGAAGATGCGGATTGAAGAATGAACTGCATCATGGCTGGCACGACAAACCAACAGTTCTATGCACTTATTGTAATGAACCTATGATCAAGTTAATAAGTCCAGTAGGAGCAATCTTCAAGGGTACTGGATGGGGCAAAGATAAATAGTTATTAACACCTGTGGATAAGTAGGGGCAGAACTTCACTTCACGCTTAGTTAGGACACGAGTTATGCACATCATTGACACGCATGGTACGCTAACGGCGCAGAGCCTCTCAAAGGCTCACCGCAAGCCCTTTAGGGGCTTAGCTTGCGGGGTGCTAGTAGCTATTGGGATAGCTCTATGCATTATGCCTGATGCAGGTGGCTCTAAACCAGTGCAATATATAGACTATAAGACTTATGCGTTATATCTCTTAGACTTTAATCATAAAGAACATAGATGCTTATTAAAGCTCTATGGTAAAGAATCAGCATGGAATCCATTAGCAAGTAATGGTAGTCATTATGGTATTCCTCAAGGTAGAAGTGAATGGCTTGCAACCCAAGATGGTTGGTCTCAGGTACGATGGGGGCTTGACTACATAGGCCATAGGTATGGTGAGCCTTGCATTGCATTAGATCATTGGAGAACTAAAGGGTGGCACTAAGAGATGCAAGCCATAGAGAGCTTGGATTACAGAAATGGAAAGACCAACGCCTTAGAGTATTAAAGCGTGATGGTTACATCTGTGCCTATTGTGGTCAAGAAGCCAATCAGGTAGATCATGTAATTAGTCGCAAGGATGGTGGAAGCCATGACCTTGATAACTTAGTTGCCTGCTGTGCCAAGTGCAACCAACTTAAATCATCTAAGTCAGAAGGGGTTTTTTTAGCACAACGCTCTACCCCCCCTGTCTTT